GGGCAAGCCGCTTGCGTCAAGTCGCGCACCCACTGGTCAGGTTGACACCTGGCCCAATGGAGGGAAAGATGACGTTGTCATCTCCCGCGGGTCACCACCAAGGTAGACCCGACCACCCCTACAGGGGCGGCCTCCACCCAAGCTTGATGCTGACGTGCTTGGGACGTCCAGAACGTTCCAAGTGCTCATCATCGACGCTTGCGACGTCGAGTAAGTGGCTCTTGAGGATTCGTTCGTCTTTAAACGAACGATCAACAGGGTTGCCTATGAGACACTTGAGCAGGGCACCTTCCCCATCCAATGGATCAGAAGGGGATTGGGCACGTATATAGTAGCCCCTAGCTAGGGGGCCATACGTATTAGGATCAGTTGTCTGGAATTCGCATCCCAGATAACTCTCCCGGCCCAGCAACGGTGAGTCTGGTCCTACCGTAGGGAAGTATGTTAATAACTTCCTGAGGTAGGTGTCCAGCCAGCGTGCTGTCTGCCATAAACCAGAGTGATACATCTGGTTACGCAGAGCACACGCTGCGATCACACCGATAGCGTCCTGGCGTTGCGCAGGAAGAGTACGACGAACGCGGACGATACTAACGTCCTCGCCATCGTAGTATTCCCGTCCACAAGACTCCCTGAACCTACCGGTCCAGAATGACTTGTGCACGTTAACTCGGAAACCGAAGTTTTCGAGTTCGTGAACAACGCTATGCACCTGTTCAACGGGGATGATAATATCATCTCCGAAGACACGCACCCGCCCGAGATAGGCTTTTAACATATCCCGGGAAAGAGGTGTGCTTAGCTCCTTTTGGATCCCGACAAAGATCACGGTCAAAAAGACCATGGCCTCAACCGGGAAACATAGGGCTGAACCCATAGATGCAAATTTGGCCAGCGGAATCTCTCCGTGACCAAATACAGCAGCCTTCGATGTCCTACAAGCCATCACTGCTCCGTGCAAAGCGGAGTAGCGGCCTAATAGGTTATCTACATGCTGCTTCGAAACACGGTCGGAAGCCTCACTCAGATCGAGTGTAGCTAGTTCCCCGCTGAGGGAACCAACTCGGGCCATGGACCTGTTAGGGTCCTGATCCTGGATTCCGATCATCTTAGAGAGGATGCTATCCTCTTCTAAATGATCACGGAACGATCGAAATAGAGACTGCTGTGCAAATTGCATAGCAGTTGGTTCTATTGCGATAATCCGTGGTGTTTTGAGCGTCTTAGGAACAGAGATAACCCTAACGGGTATCTCTGCACCAGGTTCGATGAGGTCCAGTTTCATGCGCAAACGATTGACCCATACGGGTCGCTCGTTCGCAACTAGAAACTGCTCAGGCGGAAAATACTGCCTGAGGCGATCTGGCCAGGTTTGCAAATTCCACTTAGCATTACTGCTAAGGTAATCTGCAACAGCGCCTGGCCCATGCTTAGGTACGAGCTTTTCCAGGACGATATCACTATCGACCTTCAGGAAAATCTCGTCGTAAAGCAAGCTGGCTACTCGGTTGAATAATTCCCAATCATGGGACATCAACCTCGAGTCGGCTGATCGTACCTCATACTCACACTGGATATATTCCTTCATCGCTCGCCTCTCGCGTTTCTCAGAGACAACCTTTCGGTTGCCAATGAGAGAGACAGGACCCTTACGGGCCTCGTCCGGGAGGGCGATCTTTCCAAACATCAGCGTTAGCTGACGAACGGAATAGATTGCTTCGATGGAGGGTTTATCCAGAAGCACACCACTAGCAGCGTCGAACACACGAGCAAGGAAACCTTCCAGAAATGGAGGGAGACCAGTAAGACGCGAACCGAATCGAAATTCGGCAGCGTCCCAAGGCTCGACAAAGCCACGTTCAAGCCATCTTTCGAAGGCTTTACCGTAGCTTGCCAGGGTTATCGCTAAAAACGATAACCCCTCGTGTTCTACGCGATCCGTGACAGTTTTTATGTCACGGACGGCGCTAGTGCGGCATCGTACAGCCAATTCATTGGCTGTACAGGACCAGAGAGACGTCAGGCTTTTCAGGGGCCCCTCACTCCTTCGTGAAGGTAACCCTCTCCTTAGCCCTGACGGCACGTGCCTATGCGTTCCATCCTAGAAATGGCTAACACCCTTTCTTTGGTTGGTAGTATAGGCCATGCTCAATTCACTCAATCGTCTAGGTGCAAGACTGCCCCAAGACGAAAGCGTCACATGCCAAATACAGGGCATTGACTAGAACAACAGTTATCACCACAAGCTTCCTTGTGGCGACTGGCTGTTGGAAGTCAGTGTACCTACGCCTAGGCATTTGATTGACATTATTATCAATCTCGGGCCAAGGCAGATCATCGTCATCAACTGGACGGGGACCGCGGATGCGGACCCCGGAATCAGCGTCAGGCGAGGTATTGGCAACACGCTCGCGGGCATCATCTTTGAGCCTTTCATACTCTATTCGAGTACTAAGGCCCTCTAATGTATGCCCTACTCGGTTGCGAAGGCGTCGGATCCAGATTAGGATTCGCCACCAAGCAACTTAGAGATGAGCGCGTTCGAAGTGGCGGTACACAGGGTGTTGAACCCTGCGAAACTCGCCAGCGCCTCTGCGTTCGTAAACCCAGCGGGCGGAAGGTCGAAAACCGTGTAAACGGACATTCCGACCTTCACGTTCTCGCTGGGCTTGAACGGATCGGCGGTTAGCTTCGATGTGTCGAGCCGAACGATCCTGCGGATGCGCTTCCCGTAATCGTGGGAGGCCATCAGCTGGATCAGTCCGTCCGAGCTCGTGTACTCCGACTTATCCTCTTCCACGCTTGTGCGGGGAAGGGAGGTCGTAGCTGCCGAGATCGTGACGGACATCGGATCGGTGAATGACATGGGCATCTCTCCTAGGAGCTAAGTTGGCTCCCGTTGGCGTTTGGTGCAGATGGTAATGCATTAGCGGCCCCAAGAAATACCTAGGGCGCCAATAATGGACTTTTGGAATAGAGACAATCCATCCCAGGAAAGTCCGAACCCAAAAGGATTAGCACGCCTTCGTATCTTGGTCTCAGTGACCAAAGATACTGAGGAGTCGAAGAAACCCCCGCCTAAGTACTTGCGAGGGTAAGTTCGGATATAGGTATCTTTCACGATGGAATGTTCCATCATGTACCCATATCGCATAATCAGACCGTCTTCAATCATGCTGTTGATGTTTGAGATAACATCGCCAGCATTACTGAACCAGTCAACGGCCCAGCTCCACGGTGCAAGGTTCCAGATGACCTCTAAGTCGAGGTCAACGCCAAGAACTTCTTTGGCAAGGAGAGCCTTCCTATGCATCTCATTCCGGGAATCATACCAGAATGGGAGGTAATAGGTAAACGCACCTGAGAACCAACGCTTTTGCGTAAATTCTCGGGTGATCGTTAGTTCACTGTGCTGATCGGGCGTAAACGCCGGATTGAGTGTCCCCGCTTGGGGCCACCCAACGTATGCCTCCGAAGAGGTATACCCGGTGCTATACGTCGTCTCAGATACTGGTGGGAAAGTAAAGCGTCTCCGAACTACCTTGCCAGCATCCTTCTCATATTGAGAAAGAAGCTGGTCAGCTCGTAAGACCTCAGCCGCAAAAACGCCGATCTCATCGGCAAGCGGCTTAAGTCCGAACTGATATGCGAGGTAATTATCGGACACAACATGCTCAGGCTGAACAGATTTGCCAGTCTGAATGTTGCGTGCTCGGTTATGCCACCCAGCTACTGTGATCTTGGGAATTCCTTCCCGGACCAGTTCGCCAAGGGCAACACCGACGTCCGCATTACTCCTAGTAGGTTTGCACGCGGCAATTGCCGTAGCGCCCAGCGCGTCAAGTTGGGCGTCCGTCGAGCTTTTGCTCGGCGGAAACGGATAATTCCGCGCATCGATGGACCAGGCAGGGCCAATTAGGGTATTAACCCTATTGACTCCGCCTCCGACTGATACAGGCGTGGCACGTACGTTGAGATTGGTTGGATAACCAATCGCGTAGTGCTTCTGCGTGTAAAAGTCACCACCGATGTCCGATAGATCGCCAGGCTTTCGCCTGGCTTTCCATTGTGGATGCTCCTCCGAATCAGTTACCTGATCCCCTATTTTCTTTGTTGGGGCCTTGGGCTGCTGGTAAAACGCAGTCCAATCAGCCGCGGGTCGTCCTTGAGAATCAAGGTACTGAACCCGCACTCCGCAAGTGTTTTGCACTAACGGAGTAAGAGTACGTTGACGACGTACTATATACCTAAACAAAGGAATAGGCACCAGAGCTCCTTTATGGTCCTGTGGGTCTTTTCC